GTATGACCCATTTTCAGAGGTTGGTTGTTGTTTCGACTATGGCTAATCAGACCATCACCCGTCAGCCGTACTGGCTGAACAAGACACGCATGGCCGCAAGCCTCGGGATTTCGGTCCAAGCCTTTGACAAATGGGGCGTTGAGCCGGTCGCGAGGATCGGCAAAGAAGCGTTCTATGACACCCGCGCGGTGCTCGATAACCGACTGAAAAATCAGAGCGGCAAACAACAACCTGATTTGGACGGCGTCGATCCGATGCTTGCCTACAAGCACGAACTCGAAAAATACCGCCTGACCAAGGAGCAGGCCGATTCCTGGGCGCGAAAAAACCGCATTGGTGAAAAGGAGGTGGTGCCGGTCGGCTTCATGACCTTTGCCCTGGTCAAGCTGGCCGCGTTACTGGCTTCGACCTTCGACACCATCCCCAAAAACCTCAAGCGCAAACACCCCGACTTCGAGATTCGCCACATGGAGGCGGTCGAGCGGGAGATTTCCGTTACGCGTAACGAGGCGGCCGGTTTGGCCGAAACCATACCGGAGCTTCTGGATGAGTACATCACCGCCCTGGACAAAGAATCTGGTTGAGGCGGTTCGACGAGGGTTAGCGGCACTCTACAAAGAACCACCGATGACGGCCGTGGAATGGGCCGACAAGCATTTCTATCTGTCGTCTGAGTCTTCCTATCAGGAAGGCCGCTGGGTCACTGCGCCGTTTCAGGTGGCCATTCTCAACGCCATGGGTAACGACCTGATCCGCACCGTCAACGTGATCAAGTCGGCGCGGGTCGGTTACACCAAGATGCTGATGGCCAACCATGGCTACAAGGTTCAGCACAAGAGGCGCAACTTGCTGATGTTCTGCCCGACCGACCCCGACGCGGAAGGGATGATGAAGCGGCACGTCGACACGATGATTCGTGACGTGCCGGTGCTGCTCGCCCTGGCGCCGTGGCATGGCAAGAAGCACAGCGATAACACGCTGGATGCCAAGTGCTTTGAGAACAAGAAAATGCTCTGGTGTCTCGGGGGCAAGGCGGCCAGGAACTACCGGGAAAAGAGCCCGGATGAAGTCGTCTATGACGAATTGTCCAAGTTCGATGCGGACATTGAGTGCGAAGGTTCGCCGACCATGTTGGGCGACAAGCGCCTGGAGGGGTCGACCTACAAAAAGTCGATCCGGGGTTCTACGCCGGGCATCGCCGGTCAGTGCCAGGTCAGCCGCGCGGCCGAAAAATCGTCGCGCTTTATGCGGTTCCATATCAAGGCGCCGTGCTGCGGCGCCGAGCAAACCCTGAAATGGGGCGGGCCTGATGAGCCTTACGGGCTCAAATGGCGCAAGGATGATAACGGCGAGGTGGCCGGGGCCTGGTACTTGTGCGAGCACTGCCAGGGCGGCACGTTCGAATACCACGAAATGGTCGCCGCCGCCGAGCAGACCGGCCGCTATATCTGCGACCGGACCGGTATCTGGACGCGCGACAGCATGGAGTGGTTCCGGGCCGACGATAAGCCTATCGCGCCGCCGCGCACGGTCACTTTCCATATCTGGACGATCTATTCGACCTTTACGACCTGGGCAGATATCGCCGCCGAGCGTCTGGAAGTCGGCAACGACCGGGGCAAGTTAAAGACCTTCGTAAACACCACCCTGGGCGAGGTGTGGGAAGAGGACGAAACCGAAAAAGTCAGCTGGGAGCAGCTGCGCGAGCGCCGTGAAGTGTATGCAGCGCCCGTGCCGGCGCGATGCGCTGTGCTCACAGGCGGTATTGATACCCAGGATGATCGCTACGAGCTGCGGGTGTGGGGCTGGGGTGGCGGGGAAGAGTCGTGGCTGATTTACCGGCGAATCCTCACTGGCGACCCCGCCAGTGCGGAGCTGTTGCGTCAGGTCGGCATCGAGCTGCATCGGCAGTTCTCTCGCGCCGACGGCTCCAAAATGGGCGTCATGCGGTGGTGCTGGGACTCCGGTGGCCACCACTCGGAAACCGTCCGCGCGCAAAGCCGCAAGCATGGCGTGCATTGGGTGATTCCGATTTTCGGTGCCAGCACCTACGGCAAGCCAATCGCCAACTTCCCCCGCAAGAAGGAAAAGAAGTCGCGCACCTACCTGACCGAGGTGGGCACCGACAACGCCAAAGAGGTCATTTACAACCGTCTCCGGCTGCAAGCGGATGGCGACCGGCCGGTGCAGGGGTTGATTCACTTCCCGGCCGACGACGCGATTTGCGACGAAGACGAGCTTAAGCAGCTGACCAGCGAGACCAAAAAATGGGTGCTGGTGAAAGGTCGGCGCGTGTTGCGTTGGGATGCCAGCAAGCGGCGTAACGAAGCGCTCGACTGCTTTGTGTACGCCTTAGCTGCCGTGCGCATCAGTCGAGAGCGATTCGGCCTCGATCTTGAGGCGCTGGCCGCAGAGCTGAACCCAGACACTCGCGTTTGGGAGGTTCCGGCCGAGCCTGACGTTTCGGCCGAACACGGCGAAGAAGAGGCCGCGCAGGACGAGCCGCAGGAGCCCGAAGCCGCCCCGGCCGAGCTGGAGGCAGAACCCCACGAAATACCATCGCCCGAACCGCCAGAAGACGGCGGGTTCCTGGGCTTAGGAGATAACCCATGGCTGCAGTAAATCCCCAGGAAATGCTCGACCTGTACATGCAGGCCGAGCGCGATGTGCTGGCGGGAAAAGACGTTACGTTCAATGGTCGCCGCCAGGTGATGGCTGACCTGCCGCAGATCATCGCCGGTCGCCAGGAGTGGGAACGACGTGTAGCGGCATCCGCCCGAGGCGGTCACGGCTATGCCGTGGCTGAATTTGGTTGAACCGCGTAGATCGCCTCCTTGAGCCATGGTTTCCGCAATGGGTGGCCAGTCGCATGGGGGCCCGCGATGTTATCCAGGCATATCAGGCCGCCCAGGTCAGCCGCACCCATAAGCCCAAGCGGCAAGCGCGCAGTGCGGATAACTCGCTGCAGCGTGATGGCCGCTCGATGCGCGAGCAGTGCCGCACTCTGGAGGAAGATCACGACATCGTTACCGGCATGTATGACCGGATGGAAGAGCGGGTGGTGGGCGGTCCTGGCATTTCTGTGGAGCCGCTACCGCTGGACTATGCCGGCAACGTGCATGCTGTCTTCGCTGCGATTATTAAGGCGAACTGGGCGGAGTGGTCATTGGCCCCGGAGGTTTCGGGTGAGCTGACCCGGCCGCAAGTTGAACGCCTGGTGTGCCGCACCTGGTTACGGGACGGCGAGGCCCTGGCGCAGATGGTGATGGGCAACGTGCCGGGCTATCAGCACCTGCACAAGGTGCCTTTTGCTTTGGAGCTGCTGGAGCCGGATTACCTGCCGTGGGAATACAACGACCTGTCCAAGGGCATTGCCCAGGGCGTTGAGCGGAACGAATGGCGCCGGGTCAAGGCTTACCACGTCTATAAACGTCACCCCGGCGACATGCTAGTGCATGGCTTGGCGCAGAACACCAAACGCGTTCCGGCTGAGCAGATGATTCACATTGCCCACCGCAAGCGCATTGGTCAAAACCGGGGCGTACCGCTGCTGCATTCGGTAATCACCCGTCTGGCGGATATCAAGGATTACGAGGAAAGCGAACGAGTGGCCGCGCGGATCAGTGCGGCGTTGGGCATGTACATCAAGAAGGGCTCGCCCGACGACTACACGCCCATGCCGAACAGCTCCGGTGAGCGGTCCATTCCGATCAAGGCCGGCATGATCTACGACGGTCTGCGGCCTGGCGAAGAAGTCGGCATGTTCGAGAGCAACCGGCCGAACACCTTCCTTGAGCCGTTCCGGGCGGGTCAACTCAAAGCGGTAGCTGCCGGCACGCGGGGCACCTTTTCCAGCGTGGCGCGCAGTTACGACGGCACCTATTCGGCGCAACGTCAGGAACTGGTCGAGGGGCAGCTGGGCTACGACCTGCTGCAGCATGAGTTTATCGACTACTGGTGTCGGCCCGTGTACCGCCAGTGGCTGCAGATCGCCATTGTCAGCGGCCAGATCGTCGTTCCGCCCGATGTGGACCCGGACACGATCTTTTCAGCGGTTTATCAGGGCCCCGTGATGCCCTGGATTAATCCCGTGCATGAGGCGACCGCGTGGCAGTTGCTGGTTGAGGCTGGCTTTGCCGATGAGGCGGAAGTTTCGCGTGCGCGCGGTCGTGACCCTGCAGAGCTTAAGCGCTCGCGCATTGCAGAGGTCAAGGCAAACGAGGAAGCCGACCTGGTGTTCAGTTCGGACGCTCGCCACAAGTTCTATGGAAACCAAGCCAATGAATCTACCCCTGCAAAAGACCCCGCTGATGATGCCAAGGGCGGCAATCAGCCAGGAGAATAAGCCCAAGGAAAGCTGGTACGACATTCGCGCGGCCGCGCGCGGTGTGGCTGAAATCATGCTGTACGACGATATTGGCGCCTGGGGAATCTCGGCCCGCCAATTCGCTCGTGATTTGGCCGCGTTCGGTGACGTGTCACAGATCAATTTGCGCATTCATTCCGGCGGCGGCGACGTGATGGATGGCATTGCCATGTACAACATTCTGCGCGGCCACTCGGCACGGGTGGACGTGTATATCGACGGCATGGCCGCTTCCATGGCCAGTGTCGTGGCGATGGCTGGCGACAAAATCTACATGCCCGCCAATGCCAGCATGATGGTGCACAAGCCCTGGGGCGGGCAGGTCGGTGATGCCGACGACATGCGCGAATACGCCGACCTGCTCGACAAATTCGAGGGCACGCTAATCCAGGCCTATGCGCGCAAGACCGGCAAGAGCGTCGAGGAAATCGCCGCGCTGCTCAAGCAAACAACCTGGATGAACGGCAACGAAGCGGTGGCGGCCGGCTTCGCCGATCAGGTGTTGGAACCGCTCAAGGCCGCCGCTCAACTCAATTCGAAACGCCTGGAGGAGTACACCGGCATGCCTGAACAACTTCGCAATCTGATCAATCCTCGCGCCTCTGTGCCGAACCCTAACCCGGCTCCCAACCCGGCACCGACTCCCAGCCCGAACCCTGTGGCCCCGCAGATCACCGACGACGTGCGTAGCCAAGTCCTGGCGCTCGATGTGGAGCGCCGCGCGGGTATCGCCGCTGCTTTCGTTGGCAACCTGGCCGTTGCTCACGCCGAGCTGCTGCGCAGCTGCCAAGACGACGTGAACTGCACCGCGGTGGTAGCGGGGCAGCGTCTGCTGGCCGCCCTGGGTAGCAATACAGCGCCGGTCAACGCGCCGACTGTCCGTCACCCTGGCTACACCGGCAACGGCAACCTGGTTGGCGATTCGGTACGCGCCTCGATCTATGGGCGCCTGGGCTTCCAGGCGAACGAGGCCGACAACGCTTACAACTACATGACGCTGCGCGAGCTGGCCCGCGCCTCGCTGCAGGATCGCGGCATTGGCATTGCCACGCTGCGACCGCAGGACATGGTGGCCTTGGCCTTCACCCACACATCCAGCGACTTCGGCAATATCCTGCTCGATGCGTCGCATAAGTCGCTGCTGGAGGGCTGGGAGAATGCCGAGGAAACGTATCACCTGTGGACCCGTACCGGTCGCCTGAGCGACTTTAAGGTACACAACCGCGTTGCCCTGGGGTCGTTCTCGGCGCTGCGCCAGGTGCAGCCGGGTGCGGAGTACAAAAACATTACCCTGCTCGACTCGGGCGAAACCATTCGCTTGGCCAGCTACGGCGAACTGTTCTCCATTGACCGTCAAGCCATCATCAACGACGACCTCGACGCCCTGAGCGCGATTCCACGTCTGATGGGTATGGCGGCGCGGGCGACTATCGGTGATCTGGTGTATGCCACCCTGACCGACAACCCGAAGATGAAGGACAACAAACCGTTGTTCGACGCCTCGCGCAAGAACCTGTTTACCGGTGCCAATTCGGCCCTGTCCATCGCTTCGATGAGTGCTGCCAAGGCGGCTATGGCCCTGCAGAAATCGAAGGTTCGCGACGGCGAGAAGGCGCGCACGCTCAACATCCGCCCAGCCTTCCTGCTGTGCCCGGTGGCCCTGGAGGATCAGGCCAACCAGCTGATCAACTCCACTTCGGTGCCCACCGCCCAGGTTAACGCCGGCGTGATCAACCCTATCAAGGGCTTCGCCAAGGTCATTTCCGACCCGCGTCTGGATGATGCATCTGCGGCCACCTGGTATCTCGCCGGCCGCCAGGGCAGTGACACCGTGGAGGTGGCGTACTTGGATGGCATCGACACCCCGTACATCGAGCAGCAAGACGGCTTCACCATCGACGGTATCACTACCAAGGTGCGCATCGACGCCGGCGTTTCTGCGCTGGACTCGCGCGGCCTGAGCCGTTCCGTCGGCGCCTAACCCGGTCGGTGTTACCAAGTACCCCGCATATGCGGGGTTTGTTGTTTCTGGAGTAGGAGAAAGTAAGACCATGACTACTAATCATGTGAATAGCGGGGCGACCGTCACCTTGCCGGCGCCCACCGGTGGCTCGGTGGCAGGTGTTCCCCAGGTGATCGACAGCTTGGCGGTCGTTCCGCTGTCAAGCGGCTCCAAGGGTACGCTGATCGTGTATCGCACCTGTGGTGCCTGGAGCGTTCCAGCGGCGGCCGGACTCAAAGCGGGCGCCTCAGTAAGCGTGCTCAACGGCGGCCTGGTCGCGGCCGGCACTGTTGACTCGCAGCCGTGGGGTAAGCTGCTGTCGGACACCCTCAACGGCTATGCCGAAGCGTTGATCGTCCAATGAGCCTGCGGCCGAGCTTTCGCGAGCGGATGGCCGTCCTCACCACCCGAATCCTTGAGCGCGTGGGTGACCGCGCGACCTTGGAGGACGGCACGCCGATCATGGGTACTTTCGAGAATCCCTTGCTCGATCCGCAGATGCGCGGCCGCAGTGGCAAGAGCCTGGCCAGCCAGGTCGACGCCGCCGAGCTGGGGCAACCGCGCTTCACGGTGCTGGCTGAGGTCGCCAAGCGCTTGCCGCGCGATTCGCTGCTGACCATCGAGCTACCGGCCGCCGACGGCGGTGGCCGCTACCGCGTGGTGCGCCCTGAGCCGACTGGTGACGGGATGGTCGCCCTGGTGCTGGAGGAAGACCATGAACGAACAGCCGACATCATCTAGCCAGGCCGTGCCCAGTGAGCTGACCGTGCTGCATGAGGCGATCACCGCAACCCTCAAGGAGGCCTTGCCGCAAATTAAGCTGGTCGAGGCCTATCCGGTGCTCAAGGAAGGCATGGCGCTGCCGGCGCTGCTGTACGCCATGACCAATGTGGCGCCGGGGCTCAATCCGGGCGACGGCCGCTTGTGCGTCTCGGCGACCTTCGAGGCCATCATTCTGCTGGAGTCCAAACGCGCCATGGCGCCGCTGCAGGCCGCCATTCTGGCGTCCAAGCTGCTGCAGCTGGTGAATGAGCAGTATTGGGACGTGGACTTTGTCGACCAGCCCAGCGACATGCAGGCCATGCCGGCGGAGGTGCTGCCAGAGCTACACCGCTGCGTAGGCTGGACGGTGCAATGGCGGCAAAACATTTACCTGGGCGACACCGCGTGGCCCTGGCCGGATGAGCCGCCCGGCTCGCTGGTGTTCGCCTTCGATCCCGACAGCGGCCCAGGTAACGAAGGGCAATACGTTGCCCCGGAGGCCTTGGGATGAGCTACGCAGTTGCGCAGCATGACCGCATGTTGGCCGGCCTGGTGATTCCCTGCCGGGTGGTGGCCGTCGATCTGGCGGCCGCCAAGGTTCGGGTTTCCGATGGTGATGCCTGGACTAGCGCTTGGGTGCGCTGGCATGCGCTGGCCGCCGGCAAGGCCCGCCACTGGCGTGCGCCGAGCCTGGGCGAGCAGGGCGTGCTGATCAGCCCGAGCGGTGAGCCGGCACAGGGTACGTTCGTGCCGGGATTGTATGGCGATGCCGGTGGCCAGCCT